TCTTTACGATTAACGTAATCTCCGCCCCACTTTAGGCCGTACTTAGCAGATAGGGCCCGGATCATCGGTACCTTCTCCGGTGGAAACGTGCCTATTTTGCCCAGAGCATGCTTAGGAGCATTTAAATCTATAGCTGTACCGCTTGAATGATTCGACAGCTTGTCGGTGGTACCCCGTACCATGCGAAAGGCGTAGCCCCAATCGTCTAAAGTACCTTCATCGATAGGTTCTATCAGCTTATGAAATTCAGCTGCAAAGCCAATTAATAAAGGGGCCGCACCTTCGGCGCATGCTAACTTTGTTTTACAGCCAGGCACTTCATAGCTCTTAATTCCGATCTCTTTACGATCGTTAGATGCTGGCCAGCCGTTACTAGAGAATAGACTCACGAAAGTAAAGCTGTCGCTTCTTCTTCGGTTAAGCCAAGTCGCTCTAATACAGCCGCTTTAGTTGCAGCCTTCTGCGCATCTACAGCTTCTTTAGCTGTTTGATTTGCTTGAGCCTTTACTCGATCAGCTTCTAACTGCGCTACTTCCTCATCAGTTAGTTCAATCTCAATCTGCTCTTTAGTTTCGCAGTTGATGATTAGTTTAGTTGGGTTTGGCATTGTTTCTCCTTAGTTGTTATGAGTTTTTAATTCCGTATAAATAGGCTGATGAATATTCTGCAAGTGTTTGCCCTGATGGATAAATGGACAACTCATTAATGGCTGAAGTTGATGACCATAAACCAGCATGCAGGATTAGTTCTCTTTTTGTTGAGTTATCCTCATTAACAAAATCTACTGAATATGATTTGTAGTTTGCGCTGGCATAATTTGGAAAATAAATCTCCATATTGCAAAATGTATTAGCGGTTTGACCTGTTCCGCCACCAATCGCTGCAATTTGATCGCTTGTGTTGTTGTATGAAAAAACACTTGAACTTGTCCCGTATGCTTCAATGTTTCGCCATGATCTATTAGTGCTGACTCCGTTAATTTGCATATTTAACGGGCTTGCGTCAATACCTGAATTCGCAGTGATTCTCCCAGTGAACACGAGTTTCAGGTCTGTGTAGGTTGAAGGAATTGATGTAAAAGTTATAGCCGGTGAACCGCCTGATCCGACCTCACCTTTATCAATAAACGTGTATGTATTAGCCATTATGCCGCCTTAATTCCATAAAGGGTAAAGGTTGAGCCTGCGTTCAAAGTATTTGAAGTAACTAAAACATCAATGCGGTTAATGGCTGAAGTGCTGCGATAAAGGCTGACTGAAGCCTCTGCACCTGGGTAAGTGCCAGCCGTTGAATTGGCTCTACTTAACACAGTTTTAAAGGTTGTCGTATTGGAATAATTTTGAATATGCGCAATAGAATTAAAGGTGTTACCTGTTGAAGGCTCTACAAAATAACCAAGAACTGCCGCATCTCTGCCAGTCAATCTACCTGAAACGGCTGAACTGCCATCACCATAAAGGTAGGTCGCAGAGTAGATAGTAGTTGAATCATTATTAAAGCGCATATACAGGGCATTAGCACCGCTTGAAGTGCCAGCCGTAGTTACTAAAATTAAGTCTGTATAGGTTGCAGGTATTGAGGACATAACCAAAACACTTGCATTAGATGAGCCAAGTGTAACAGCCGCTATCGGTTCATAAGTTGATGACATGTTAATCCTTTATTCCGTATAGGGCAAAATGGGAATTGCTAGAATATGAATTACCGCTAGTAAAAGTAATGCTAGTGATTGCTGAGGTGGTAGTGAATAAACTTGAAAGTAGATTAACGCGACCTGCGCCGTTACTATCATAACCACCAAGTGAACGGATTGTTTTGGCTTTGGTGGTTGAGCCATAATCTAAAACATCAACTACATAAACTGAAGGGTAAGTTGCGTTCCAACCAAATGTTCCAAAATATTGTCCATCACCTGTTCCTGCTTCGCTTCCAGCGCTTGCAGTTGAACCATTACCCATTAACCAATGACCACGAACTCCAGCGTCTGAATTGACCTTAATAAAAATATCGTTTGAAGTCGCTTGGAATCCTGTAATACGGATTTGCAAATGCTTATAGGTAGATGGGATTGAACTGAAAGTAATTACACCACTTGAACCTGTGCCTAATGCAGTAGCAATACTCTCAAAAGATGAAGTTGAAGGTGTTACTCCAACTCCATAAATACCAGCTGAAATTGTTCCGATCATTAAGCTACTGCACCTACTACATACCAAACATTAACAGCTGTTTTAATACATGTGGCCGCTTTGTATTGCGCCAGGGTAGGAGAAGCTGGTACTGCGCCAGCGCTTAAAACTGTGGTAGTACCGCTAGTTACAGCGCTAATAGTTACTAGACCAGCACCTTTATTTAACAACGTAATAACTGTACCTACTGGAAAATTAAAAGTTGCATCCGTTGGAATCTTGAACGCTATGGCTGTAGCTTTGTTCATTGGAATAATTTGTTGGTATTGATCACCGCTTGCAGCTGTGTAATCGTTTGTTTTATCGCTGGCTACTTCGAACGCCGGCAAACCGTTCCAGATCGTGCTAGTAACGATGTCGCCAGTAACTACTGGAAAAGTAGGCATTTCATCTCCTTAATAAGACAGCGAATCGATGCCGATTTCGCCGTATTCTGTTCCGATTATAAACCCATCGATGATAGCTTCTAGGGTAACGAAATTAACCAAGAAGCTCTGTGGCGTAATTCTGTTAGATACTCCGAAGATCTGTAGGGTTTTCTCTAAATACGATCCGCCGGGCTGGGTAGTCTTAACGGTGATCGGATCAAAGAAATCTAGGTCTGGCGTATAAAGATCTAGCATTAAAGCATCGCACCGGACCGAAGTTTCTTGCCGGGATGCGGTATAGGCCCGGGCATAATCCAAAGCTACGTCATCGGTCTGCATTAATAGGTTATCCACGTAGTAGCTGTGGAGAAAATACTTGTCTATTGAATCTTGATTTATGGCCACCTGCGGAGATCCGCCCGATCTGACTACGGTGGATTTGTTAAATACTAAAACGTCATTAAGTACCCATGCGGCATCCTTATAGATAATCCCGGTACCGTCATCGCTAAATAAAACAGGAGTACCAGCGATCGAACCTACGGTTACTTCTCGATCTTGGAAAACGAATGAGCCGGAAGCATCGACATAGAAGGCCCCGTACTCGGTAGTCGATACGGTTTGGCACGCTCCTAAAGCTGTGCGCTGTGTGCCCGGATCATTTTGAACGGTAGTTAATCCAGCATCTACATCACGGGCAGAGTTAGGCCATTCGATCTGGTCTAGGATTTGATTAATACGGGTACCAGTTAGATCGCCAGCTGTAGCCCCTGTAACCGTGCTTATTTGGGCATTCTGGGCCAATCTAAGGGCATCTACGGCGGTGATGGTAGTAAGGGTTATATCTGTAGCTTCTTTAGGCTGGGTAGTCTGATAGCCAGTAATAAAGCCAGCGAAGATAGGGTAAGTAACTCCGGCGTAAGTAGCAGTTATCGATAACTTCTTCATAGGGGTCAGAAGCTCGTAATATGGGCTAGATGGATTCTGTGGGTTGAAATCGCCATTCTGATCGATGATACGAAGGCTACAGGTACCTACTGTAAATTGATCGGCTACAGCATTACGACCGCGATTAGTCTGGATTAAATTTATCTGATCGGATACATCCACGATCACAGCTGCCGCATCTGCAAAAATATTAGTACCGAATACGCCAGAATCAATTAGGCAAGCCTGAGCAAAGCCCGGGCCAGTTGAGAAATTTATAACCGCATTTACGACAGGTACGGCCATTATAAAATAGTTCCTGCCGGAGCTAAATCGCCATTCTGTCGATAAATTCTAAGTAGCGCATCTTGTATAGCCGCATCTACTTGTTCTAATCCTAAGATAGATCCAGCTGCATTTAAATTTACCGTTACTTCTGGAGTCGCAGATCGGCTTGCAGTTGAAGAAGAGGCAAAGCCCATTTCCATCCGCTCCATTTTTGATACTACGTTTCTGCCTATAATATCTGCTTGGTTAGCAGCTTCTTCGTTAGTAAAAGCTCTAGCGCCTCCTACTGTGTATCCGCCCGGACTAACCGAAACTGTCCTCATACTAGCGAGATAAGCCTCAAGATCTTTACCACTTAAAATAATATTATTAGATGCATTACCTAAGGCAGCCGCTAACTCTTTTGCTTTTTGAGCAGCTTCTAATTCCGCATTATACTTAGCAGCTAAAGCCGAATTATTATCTAAGATCGCTAATTGAGCTTTAAGCCGTAATTTTGTTTCCTCATCGGTTGCCGCATTTAAAGCCGCCATTAAACCAATTCGCTCTAGATCAAATTTATCTTTAGTTTTATCTAATTCTGTTTTGGCTTTTAAAGCTGCATTTTCTTGGGCTCGGTAGCCTACAGCTGTCTTAATCCCTTTAGCTTCTTTAATCCGATCTTGGATACGCTTCTGGGCTAAAGCTCTATTTTCTTCCATGCTTAGATTTTGTTTAGGAGCTGTTAAAACTCCACCTATTGCGGCTCCAGCAAAGACTTTAGCCAAAATATCTACTCGGCCAGATCTTAATAAAAGTAGGGCTACGACGGCTTGAAACGCTGGGTTAGAAGCTACATCCGTAAAAGTCTTAATCATTTTAGCTAGGTTAGTAGTTACGTTTGCTATATTGTCGGCAAGATTCTGCATACTATCGCCGACACTTTGGATCGAATTATCTCGGCCTAAAATTCTTAAAGCATCTAGTAAACCTTTTCCAATAGTCTCCTGAGCATCTGCGGCGTAAACTTGAAGTAAAGACATCTGGCCAGCGTATGTAGATAACCTAGCCGTA